CGCAACAACAAAAATGTGCGCAGAAAGCGAAAGGAGTTTTTCGCACACAGAACGGAGGACACATGAGTTTTTTCAAACGTGAAAACAAGCGTGAAAATAAGCTCTGGTTTATGGATGAAATCCATAGGCCAGAGCAAGGCCAACGGATTCGGGAAGTATTTCGGATTCGAGAATATCTGCTCAGGAAGCATGATATCTTGATGCGTCCTGATACAGAGTTCAAGGACGGAACATTCACCACCAGCAAAATGGTTTTCCAAACAATCAAGTCTGTAGTGGAAGGACACACGTCCTACGTCGTGGGGCGACAGGTTTCCATCTCTGGTGAACCTGAAATCGTGGCTGATTTCAACCAGATTTACAAGAAAGGACGCTATCCAAAGGTCGATTATGAGCTGGCCTCCGACCTTTATAAGTATGGAAACGCCTTTGAATATGTGTTCTTGGACGTGGACACTATCCGCTCTCATGTAATTCCAAATGAGAGTGCATTCCCGGTCTACGATGACAACTACAACTACACAAGTTTTGTAGAACATTGGAAGGACTTGGATTTGGGAGGAGACGACCATTACATCGTTTACTATCCTGATAGGGTCGAAACATACTTAAACCGAAACCTCGTTGAAACCAGACCAAATCTCACAGGTTTGCCTATTCACTACGTCAGCTTGGATAAAACGGATGTCTTCGGGAACGGATTGGTGGCCGACCTCATTCCTATTATGGATAGCATTGAGGAAATCATGTCTCAGTTGAACGATGCTGTAGTCCGTCTCTCTCTGAATCCTGTTGGTGTCGTGCAGGGCAAGCGCATTGATTCAAAGATTCCAAAGAGTATTGTGGGGCGTGTTCTCAATCTGGAAGATAAAAGTGAGAGCGACTTCAAATGGGCTGCGAGCGAGCTGGACAGTAATAGTGCAAAACTTCTGTTGGAACACTTAATCCAGCAGTTCTATGCGGTGGCCTGTATCCCAGCATCTATGTACGGGCAGTCCAATATCTCCAACGTGTCTGAAGTCTCGTTGAAGTATCTGTTCAGCCAAACCGACAATAAGGCACAGAAGACCATCCAGTCTCTGACAGACGGTATGTTCCAGAGGTTTGAGTATTTCAGAAAGCTCCAGGAACTTCGGGGCATCCACAAGAAGTACATGGATGAGGCGTTTGACAGTCTCAACATCAATTTCAATGTGACTCGTCCGGTGGACACCAATAGTCTGATGGAAGACCTGAAGATGCAGCAGGAAATGGACGCTATTTCCAAGCGTACCATCATTGAGCAGAGCCCGTATACTACCGATGTTGCACTGGAGTTGGAGCGCATTAAAGCCGAGAAAGAGACAGGGCCTGCCAATGCTGATATGACAAAAGAAACAGGAGGAAACACAGGTGAATAGGACTGACAGAGTCAGTGCATCTGATATGGAAGCACTTTGTGAGAAGTACAGTGTCAATAAGACCGCCACACTATCCGTTGGCGGTGGGGACAACAGATTTGAGTTCGCGGTAAAGCGTAGACTCAATGCCGCAGAGGTGTCAGGCATCGTAGAGACCGTGTGTGCCGGTGTCGTAGATACTGAGACTGGCGCCTATCATCCAGAACTGAAAGACTACTTTCTGCGTGTGGCTGTGATTAAAACCTACACCAACATTGACCTTCCAGATAATGATAAGTGCTGGAATCTGGTGTATGGAACGCCAGTCTTCGCAAGGGTGGTGGGACATGAAAATCGCCCTGTCATCTTCGATGGCCGAGAGTATGATAACAGGATGATTGATGTGGAGCAGTACGAGCAAATCCTGACCGCTATTGACCAGAAGATTGCGTATGAAATTACCAATAGTCGTATGGCACAAGGCAGGCACATTGATTCAAAGGTTCTGAAGGATGCTGTCGGTCGTGTGCTTAATCTGGATGGCAAAAGTGAAGCGGGATGAGAGCGATGATTCACATCAAAATCAATTACAATAACGAAATTACAGTTCCGCTCTGCTTAAATGTGGGTGGCATCTGTAACGACGATGTTTCCGATATGAAAATCAACGAAAGTGGTGACCTAATTGTCACGTTGAATGATGGAAACACATACAATTTAGGCCAGCTCATTGGTGAGTCAGGAATTATCTATAAGCCCCATATCGAAAATTAGGTCTGGAGGTGCCGTAATAATGCAGCTTGATGAGTTTTTCGACTACAAAAACCAGCTCATCCATGACCTGCTGACAAATGAGCAGATTGTCTCTCTGCTGAACGATGATGAGTGCCCCATTTCAGACCCGAAGGAACTGTTTCTTACGCGACTGTACCCGTTCGAGTATGTGCCGGAGATCGTTACACAAGGGCAGACGTTCATCTGCTGTGATGTTGATATCCAGAGCACTGCGAATAAGACTTTCCTCACACCTAATCTTTACGTCTGGGTATTCACTCACAAGACAAAGATGATGTTGCCCGATGGTGGGGTGCGGACAGACAAGCTATGCTCCGAAATCGCTAAGGTGCTCAACGGCAGTCGGTACTATGGTCTTGGAGAACTCGAACTGTACTCCGTTAGGCGGTTTACGCCCATCCAGGATTATCTTGGGAAGGTAATCACATTCCAAACCAAGGATTTCAATCGCTTATCCCCTAGTACCAAGCCCATCCCATCCAATCGAAAGAACAGATAATGAACGTGCAGATACAGACCTGCACATTTTAATAACAAATAAGATTAGCTGTGGCTAATCAAAAACAATGGAGGTTTTACTATGTTTAACGTCAACGATGTAACTATTACCAGTCTGGAGACCATTACGGCCTTTGATATTGCCACCGGCAACTTCAAGTTCGTGCTGGACGAGCTCCAGAATGCCACCATCGCCCAGAGCCAGGACAAGACCGATATCACCGGCAAGCAGGGGCGCAAGCTGTCCAGCCTGAAGAAGAACAAGACCGTTACCATCAGCGGCAACAACGGCCTGATTTCCGGCGGTCTGATGGAACTGCAGACCGGCTGTGCGTTCGAGAATAAGCTGACTATTGTTCTCTGGACGGACTACCTGACTGTGAATGCCAACGAAGCCACCACCAGCTATAAGGCCGTGGGCACCGCTGGCAATGAGGTCGAGTCTGTCTATGTGAAGAATGCTGACAGCACTCTTGGCAAGAAGCTGTCTCAGGATGCCGCTGTGGCCGACGGCAAGTTCACCTACGACCCCGCCACCAAGAAGCTGGCATTCAACGATGGTGAAATCGCTGATGGTGCTGAAATCGTGGTGTACTACTCCCGCCAGATTCAGGCCGACGTGCTGACCAACATGAGTGACAAGTATTCCGAGAAGTGCGCCCTGTATGTGGACGCTTTTGGCGAGGACAAGGGCGCGAATGTGTACCGCATCCAGTTCTACATTCCCAAGGCCGACTTCAATGGCGACTTCTCCATTGAGATGGGCGACAACCAGGCTGTCCACGCCTTTGAGGCTGAGTCTCTGTCCGGTGCTTGCGGAAAGGCCGGTTCTTCCACCGCTCTGTGGACTTACACCATCTTCGGTGTGAATACTGAGGATGTGGCGTAATCGTTAAGCGACAAATGAGGTGAGGGCAGACAGCCCTCGTCTCTAATTATCAAACATAAAGGAAGGAATTGTGACAATGGCAAAAGCAGACAAGAAGGTGTCTATTGCACTGTTTGACAAGATTGCGAAGGAGCAGTTTCAGAATGAGGCGACTATTGAGTGGCATGATGCCCAGCTTCGGGTGAAGTACGCTCTGCCTCTGAAGGATATGCTTGCATTCGTTGATGATGTTGTGGGTAGTTGCTTCCATGACAAGCTGGGCTATACGCCCGAAGTCAAGGATTTTGCTATCAAGAGTAACATCCTGTCACGGTATGCCAACTTCACGCTCCCTGACAATCTGGAGCATCGCTATCAGTTGATATATGCGACTGACGCCATGGACGCAGTGTGCGCCGCTATTGACGGAACCCAGTTGCAGGAGATTGTCAATGCTATCAACAGCAAGATTTGCTTCCTGTGCGATAACAAAGCTACCATGATTCAGGAGCGTATCAACGATGTTCTGAACACCATGGAAGAGATGCGGGATAACACCAAATCTGTCTTTGATGGGATTGCTCAGGGCGACATCAAGAATCTGATGGGCGCTATCGCCTCCAGTGGGCTGGATGAGAAGAAACTTGTCCAGGCGTACATCGAACAGGCCAAAAGCAAAGATGAGCAGGCAGAGTAATGCCTGGAAATACGACAACGGAGGCTTGGCGCTATGCCAAGCCTTTTCTTCAACATAAAGGACGGTGAGAAACGATGGCAGGTGCAGACATCTCGTTGCTTTTTGGCGTAGCAGGTGAGGGCACTCTAAGCGGCGAAAGCGGTAAACTGATTCAGAGCCAGCTTACCCAAATCATGGCTGAACTGAACAAGAATCCGCTCAAGGTGAAGGTCGGCATCGACATTGATACCAGAGGGAAGAAATCTTGGGGCGGCCAGCTTCAAGTACAACTGGATAAGGTCAGTGCAAGCGGAAAGTTTTCCATTCAGATATCTACTCTCAAGCTGAGTGCTGGTGCCGTTAATGATTTCAAGAAACAGCTCGGTGCCATCGTCAATACTCTTGGGATTTCTACTGGTACAGAAATCACAATTTCTGCTAAGGGTATTGGAGAAATCAAGAACAAACTTGAGCAGACAGGAGCCGCCGCGTCTGACGCAACCCGCAAAATTGCGGAGTTCAAGGTGCAGATGGAGGCTCTTGGTGGGCAAAAGAGCGCAGTTAAAAAGTCTCTGGACGCTTTAACTGCGAGTGCTACAACCAAAGCAGAAAAGGCTAAGATTGCAGAGATTGCAGCTCAGTATGAGCAGTGGGCAATCAAAATCGAAGAAGTCCGTACCGCAAAGGCGACTACTTCTGGTGAGCATCGGGCAGAAATTGAGGCAGAAGGCGCTGCTATTTCTGCCACTATTGAGCAGATTAACCAGGAACGCATCGCAAGGGAAACTGCTGCCCAGGCTGCGGGTGACGCTGAAAAACAGAAGGCCGCTGCCGACAAAGAATCCATCGCCAGCCAAATGTAGAGAAACGCCGCTATCAAGTCTGGCTATGTGCTTCTCACTCAGATGCAAAAGGCAGAACGGGATTGGACAATGGCGCAGGAGGGGACTTCAAAGACAAATTACGCCGGAATCCAGTCCGATATCGAAAAGCTGAAAGAATACCAGCGTCAACTCAGTGCCAATGAGATAACGGTCGAAGAGTTCAAGCTCAAGTTATCCGAACTACAGGCTTCTTTTGCCGCAAACTCAAACGCAATCAAAGATGCTGGTGAAAATATAAAGACTTTTGGCTCACGGTTTAACTCCGTTGCTAAGAGTCTCGGCGCATGGTTCAGCGTATCGCGGGCAATCATGTATGGGATTCGATCTATCCGAAACATGGTGACTGCCACGATTGAGCTTGATGATGCAATGACACAGCTCAAAATCGTGACACAAGATACAGAAATAGCCTACGAAAAGTATCTTGACACCATATCTAAGACAGCAACCAAAATTGGTTCAACTATCCCAGACCTAATTGACTCTACAACAACGTATGCCCGCTTGGGGTATTCTCTGGATGAATCCAGCGTGTTAGCTGAGTACACAGCAATGTTGCAAAACGTGGGCGATATTGATGTGTCCGATGCACAGAATGCTATCACAGCTATTGTCAAAGCGTTTGGGGTCAGTGTAGATGGTATCGAGTCCATCATGGACAAGCTGGTTGTCGCAGGCAATAACTTCCCTATTTCTGTGTCCCAGATTGCAGAGGGCATGAACAACGCATCTTCGGCGTTGGCTGCTGCGGGGAACACATTTGAACAGTCGGTCGCTTTGCTGACTGCGGCAAACACTACTATCCAGAACGCCGCCAAATCTTCTGTTGGATTGAGAACGATTGCGGCGAGGATTCGCAGCACCAAGACAGAACTGGACGAACTTGGTGAGGCAATGACCGATGCTGAATATGGCAAACTTGTTGCTGCTCTGACCAAGTACAATGTTGCTTTGACCGATGCAAATGGCGAGTTCAGAAGCACATACGATATCATCGCCGATATTGCAGCCAAGTGGTCTGAGCTTTCCAGCATGGAACAGGCCGCCCTGGCAAACGCCATCGCAGGCGTCCGCCAGCAGTCTGTATTCTATTCTTTGGTTGAGCAATTCCAAGAAGCGTCTGGTGCCATGGATGAGATGGCCAATAGCACTGGCACTTTAAGGGAATCCTATGCCGTATTTATGGAAAGCATCACGGCCCATATTAACCAGTTCAAGGCAGCGTTCCAATCTCTGAGCCAGTCAGCCGTCACAAAGGATTTCGTGAATGATATTATCGACTTGGGAACAAATTTCCTCAAAGTATTTGATGGTATCATGCGTGTTGTCGATGCCCTTGGCGGTCTGAACACTGTTTTGTATATCACTGCAGGAATTGTGGCAACCATCAAAGCCGATACAATCTTGGCTACGCTGTTGAAGATGGTGGCTCCTATCAAAGCTATCATTGCTTCAATGCGTGCCGCACAGGCTGCCGGTGTAACAACGGGGCAGTTCATTTCTAACGCTTTTAACCAGATTGCGGCAAGTGCAAGCACTGCACAAATTGCGGTTGGTTCATTCTTTGCCATATTCGCCGCTATTTCTTTTGTCAAAAACACTATTGAGGATGCTCGGCAAAAGACCATTGAGCTGGCTGAGGCTACGATTCAGGAGAAGAACGCAGAAATTGAGCGAATTGACGCTTTAATGGAAGCGTACTCTGTATATGAGCAATATGCGTCTCAGGCAAGCCGTACAGCGGCAGAGGAAAATGCTCTCCAGAAGGCTATTGAGGACATCACAAAGTCCATGGAGGGGAAAACAACCGCTCTTTCCAATCTGAAAGCTGGAACAGATGAGTACACAAAGGCCCTTGAAGAGCAAATCCAAAAGGAACGTGAAGCGCGAGAGATTGCGGCAAAAGAGCGCAAGCAGGCCGCAAAAGAGAAGCTGCTCGAAGAATCATGGAGCGACTGGGATGGCAGCCAGATTACCATTAAGGTCAGCGATACCTCAAAGAAAGATACGGATTCTTATAAACTCGTTCAGGAAATCATGGGCGACTTTATTGATGAAGGGCACTACTACGGTGGTCGCGGTGGCGGAGCCATGGAGCTCGAAATTGAACCTATTGACTGGGACGCCGACCAAGATGTCGATGCAATCGTTGAATACTATCAGAAACTGCTTGAACTAAAGGACGCGCTTGTCCAAGCAGACCTGATGGATACAGATGATGTATATGACATCTATGGCTCTGTGAAAGACGTTATCGACGCTATTGGCCCATCCGTGGTGGAGTATATCGAGGCCAGTTCTGAACTTGCCGATGGATTGCAGAATACGCAGGAAAAAGTCGAGGAGACTGTTGGTGCATATAAGGCATCGCTCACCGATTTGTCAGAAACGATAACAAGCCTCAAATCCGCATACGACCTACTCCAGACTGCACAGGAGGAGATGTCCTCTGGTGATGGCCTGTCACCTGACACAATCAAGTCTTTGGCAGAAGCATCGGAAGATTATCTCGACTACCTCTATGAGGAGAACGGTGTCGTTAAGCTCAACACGGAGGCATGGAAAGAAAACGCCAATGCCAAGATGCAGGGCGAAATAGAAGATATCCAGAAAGAAATCGATTCTCTGAAAGATCGGAACAATGTTCTCGCCGACACCCTGGAAATCTATCGAACAAATCAGCACATGAGCGCTGGCAATTCCGCAGCGACAGAGATGTGGGGTAAGAAGATTCAGGAAATCACAGATGAAATTGACGAGAACACAGAGGCTATTGAAGCGAACCAAAGTAAACTGGATTTGTATAATGCTCTGTATGGAAACATCACGGGCGACCTTGACGCTTATTCAGCTGCGCTGGCAAACTTCTCTAATGTGGCAAATACCGTTGATACCATCTCAGATTCTTTTCAGACCCTTGCTGACCTGCAGACGCAGGTTGCCAAAGGGTTCGCCATGTCGCTGGACAAGGCCCTTGAGTTCGCTTCGGTCTATCCGGAGATTCTCAACAATGCACAGGTGTCTGCGAACGGGCAAATTATTCTCAATGAGGATGTAGTCAAGTCGTTCCTGCAAGGGAAGAAAGCGGAACTGGACGCCCAAATCGACGCTCAGATAAGTCAGCTTGAAGCTGACAAGGCTGTTCTGGCGGCAAAGACGGAGGCCGCTCAGGCGCAGCTTGAGGTTGCAAAGAACGTTGGCGAGGGCGAAGGCCAGGTAGCCAAAGAGGTTGCCGAGTACCGTATCAAGGCGTCTAACGAGATGGTTCAGGGACTCATTGATAATGGTGTTGAGGAAACCGAAGCGTTTAAGCTGGCCGCCCAAGCTATGTCACTCAACGCAGAGGAGTTTAATCGTGTCGCAAAGGAAGTCTGCACCGATGTTGACGGCAACTTCAACAACGCTGCCTATAATGCCGCAATGAGCATTTACGAGAACATGGAGCGTGCGAAAACAGATATCAATTCTGTTACGAAGCAAGCCCATGAGGCAGCGAAAGCTGTTGCGGGTATTGGCGAGGGAGTCGTTAAAGGCGCAACTGGCAAGAAGGCCGGTTCTGGTGGAGGCAAAAAGCGCAAGGGCATCAAAACGAGTGTCACAAGTGGTGGGTTCAACGGGTTTGATTACGACTTCGATTTCAAAGGGGCAGCCTTGGATGATTTCGTATCGCAGGTTGAACTTGATATTTCTGCGTATCAAAACGCAATTAGTCAGATTGATGGTCAGATTGCCGCTCTTCAAGTGCTCAAAAACGCGCCGCTCAAGTCGTTTAGGAGCAACACAAAGGGTGGATCTGGTGGTAAAGGCACATCTGATGCAGTAAAAGAAGTTGAGGAATACATCGTTTCCATTGATGATTACCGGGAGGCTCTCGAACGGCTAAACCGTATCCAAATCAAAAAGGGAGAATATGAGCTTCAGTTATCCAGCACTGATGATCTGAGAGAGCGGGTTCGGCTACAGGAAGCACTGGTCAATGCATACAAGGATGAGCAAGATGCTCTACACAATCTAAACGACTTGCGTGACCAGACGATTACGAGCGGGACTGATACACTTCGTCAACTTGGGTTCAATGTAGAGTATGATCGGGATAAAAATCAGTTCTTTATTGAGAACCTTGAACACCTCAACGAACTTGTGGCTGATAACAAGGGCAAATATGACTCTACGCAGGAAGCCACTAACGCGCTGCGCCAGGAAACGGAGAATTTGATAAACACGTTGAGTTCCTTGAACAAAGAAAATCAGGAGGGGTCTAAATCCTGGACAACTTTGCGGAACTCTATCCGTGAGGCGAAGATAGCCATTATCGACAACCTGAAACAGATTGTCACAGACGCATCTGATGCTGTGGACGAGATTCAGAATGTCTATGATACGCTGAAAGAGGCCGCTAATGAGTATGCCGAAACTGGGTATATTTCTATCGATGTATACCAGAAAATCATTGATCTTGGCCCACAGTATATGCAGTATTTGAGGGATGAAAACGGGCTTCTAATCATTAACGAGGAAAACATTAACAAGGTTATTGCGGCTAAAACCAAACAGTTAGCCGCAGAACAGGCACTGACTTATGTGGAGCGTCTGAAGCTGGCACTCCAGGATGACGCAATTGAGAACTTGAACACTCTTTTGTATGCAACCACAGATGCGACAAACGCTACATTTGGTCTGGCCTATGCGGAACTTGAACTTATGCATCGGATGGGGGACCTGAACGACAGCCAGTATGCAGCAGCTCTGCATAATATTCAAGCAATTGAGTCTTTGGCGAATTCGGCGTCGGACAATATCCAGAAGGTAACAGAGGAATCTGGAGAGTCTATCCATGATACATTAACCAAAATGAAAGATGGGATTGACGATATCCTAAAGTACGTCATGGACATGCTGAAGCATCGAATTCAGCAGCAAATTGACGCATTGGAGGATATGAAAGATGCCTATGGCGAAATCATTGAGCTTCGGAAAGAATCGCTCGACGCAGCAAAGAAAGAGGCGGATTACGAAGACCAAGTCGCTGAGAAGGTAAAGAAAATTGCGAAGCTGCAAGCACAAATTAACGCTCTTTCATTGGATGACAGCCGCGACGCAGCTGCACAAAAGGCCAAGCTGGAAGAAGAAATGGCTGAACTTCAGAAGGAGCTTGCAGATACGCAAGGCGACTATGCGCGTGACGCGCAAAAAGAAGCCTTGGACGATATGCAGAAGGCTTACGAAAATGAAAAAGATCAAGAGATTAAGGTCCTTGAAGAAAGCATTTCTTCGTATCAAAAACTGTATGACATGGCAATCGAGTACATTCAAAGCCATTGGGAAACTTTGTACGAGGAGCTTATTGGCTGGAATACGGAATATGGTTCAGTTTTGAATCAGGAAATCACGGATGCGTGGGAGAACTGTCTTGCAGCAGCGCAGCGGTACGGCGATTATGTGAGCGCTCTTGGAAACATTGATGCTGATATCGAAGCCTCCTCTCCCTCCAATAATAGCTCCAATTCTCCGAGCAACAATGTGATTGTTGGGAATACCTCTCCGGCCACAAAGCCGACAAATCAAGAAAACATTTTGGCTATTATCAGAAAAATGTATGAAAACAGCCGGGCGCATTGGACAGCTGACGATGCCAAAAAGAAACATTTGAAAGACGAAAATCAAAGGCTTGGAACAGTGGAGCTTGCCAAATACGGTATAAAAGCCGTTCGGGATGACAAGGGTTGGTGGCACTTCGATTCGGTTAACGGGAAAATTCTATACGACCCAAACGGTGATTTGGAAGAACAGCTGAAAAAATTCCAATATTATCATACAGGCGGTATTGCTGGCGGCAATCCGACTCTCAAGCAGAACGAAATTATGGCTGTGCTGGAAAAGGGCGAGGCTGTGCTGGATAAGAAGCGTGAGGAGGGACTATATCGGTTAGTAAAATTTGTAAGCAAGATGGTAGAACAGTCAGGTAAACTTGCAACGCTTCTGAATTCATCTGGCTCTAATAACTTCTCCGTTGGTGCCACGAGTGGGTTTGCCGATATGGCTGGCATTGTACCGTCTAATATTTCCAATCAGGAGATTCGTATCGAGTTCGGCGATACATACATCAACGGCACAAATGAAGAAACCGTTGAGAAACACCAAGAAGTGACTCGCCAGTTTGCCAACGAAATTTTCAGCAAACTGAATATCAAGAGATAAGCGTGTGGAGGGAGATTCTTGCAGTCTCCCTCCCTCGCATTTTTATATGGAGGAGGATGTTGATGGAGAAATATGAGATTCCGTTTTGGGAGAAGTACACGCTTTCTATTGAGGAAGCGGCTGCTTACTTTCGGATTGGTGAGAACAAGATTCGCAAGATGATTAACGATAATCGGGATGCTGACTACATCCTGTGGAATAATACGCGGGCGCAAATCAAGCGGAAGAAATTCGAGAACTACATCGACAGAATTAGCGTTTTATAATTATTGAATTGAGAAGGGACTTCCAGTGTGGTATAATGCAAAAACCACATTGAGTTCCTTCTTTGGTCATAGAAAGGAACTCTACATGAGCGAAAAACGAAAAGACAGCCGTGGCCGTGTGCTGCGGAACGGCGAATCCCAGCGATCTGACGGAATGTATATGTACCGCTACAACGATGCGGGAGGTGTGAGACGTACCGTTTACAGTTGGCGGCTTGTGGAGACAGACAAGGTTCCGCCACGGAAAAAGGCTTGCGAGTCCTTGCGGGAGATTGAGAAGCGTCTAAACAGGGACGCTGACGATGGTATTCATACGTTCATTGCCAAAAAGAAGACCCTAAACGATTTCTTTGCCGACTATATGGGGATGAGGCCGGAACTGAAGCCCTCCACCCGGTCTGGATACTTCTATATGTACAATCAGTATGTCAGCAACAGTCTGGGCCTGGAGAACATCGGGAACATCAAGTACAGCGATGTGAAAAAATTCTATCTTTCCTTGCTGACGGAAAAGAAAATCAGTCCAAACTCGATTGAGTGCATCAACACGGTGCTTCACCCTGTATTCACTCTGGCGGTGCGCGACGGCTACATCCGAATCAATCCCTCTCACGGCGTCCTGAGTGAGCTGAAGAAGAAGTATGACTGGAGTAAGCCCAAGCGGCACGCATTGACTGTGGAGCAGCAGGAAGCGTTTGTAGACTATGTGAGGGAGTCTCCCAAGTACAGTCATTACCTTCCCCTATTTACCGTCTTTCTGGGCACTGGATGCCGTGTGGGATAAATTACTGGCCTGCGGTGGGAGGACTGTGACTTCACAGAGAATACCATCTCCATTAACCACAATCTGGTCTATTGCAAGACGGATGATGGCAAGCACCGGAAGTTCTACATCTCCACTCCTAAGACCGAGGCTGGCAAGCGTGTGATTCCTATGTTCAGCGAGGTCAAGAAAGCCCTGTTGCATGAACGGCTTGAGCAGATGAAGACTGGATTCTGCCAGACTGAGATTGACGGGTATAAGGGATTCATTTTCATGGGGGCGCGAGGGAATATCCGCAAGGCCACTGACATCAATAAGGCTTTGGTACGCATCGTAAGGGACTATAACGAGCAAGAGACTGAACTGGCTAAGAAACAGCATCGTGAGCCTGTACTGCTGCCACACTTCTCCGTCCATAATCTCCGGCATACGTTCTGCACCCGGCTGTGTGAGCATGAGACGAACCTGAAGGTCATTCAAGAAATCATGGGGCACGCCAACATCAGTATTACGATGGACGTGTACAACGAGGTCACGCAGGAGCAGAAGCAGGTCAGCATGGCCAACCTTGAGGGCAAGATTAAGATTAGCTAAGTTTACACCATTCTCTACACCACAGCCGTACACCAGAGCACACACACGGAGGGCTTCAAACTTCCTCTGGATTCTACACCATAGTTTACACCATTACATGGAGAAGTTGTGCGGTGATATGAGGAATTACTTCCAGAAAGTTTGAACAAACGGTGACTGTGGGGAAGTTTAGAGGACTTATGAGGGACTATGTGAGATAAGAGTATTATCCAGCACATAGAACTGAATGAAAATCCTATCTTTCACAGAAGTTGCTAAATCATTTAATTATTGCAGAAATGCTCTGATAACCAGCAAAAATGTTGCATCCATGAACTTGATGTTTTGAATCGTACACCAACTTTACACCAAACGAAGGAACTCAATGTGGTATCCCCAAAGGAAAGACTGACTTTTAATCCATATAGCTATGTTGAATTGACGGTACTGACTTTCAGTGACGCGAATTGAGCATGACTATCTTTTACTGACTTTTATCAGCACCGCAGGAGACCTCAACTGTCTTTTGGTACGCACAATACCGTTTGCTGCGTTTAGGTATCGCCTACTGCCTTTACTGACTTTCGATATGAGTACAGACTTTTACCGACTTTTAATATAGGTCGTGGGGCGATATACTGACTTTTACTTTGGTATAGGCTTGACTGACTTCTGTGTCCAACTACAAACATTTACTGGCTTTCATCACAGCTCTAAGGTTTACTAACTCTTGATGCAAGACTAAATGGTCTGCTGACTTTCTGTGCAGCGAAGAACCGTTTACCAACTCTCAGCAACAAATAGGAACCTATGACTGACTTTTGATATGGCCTGACTATTCCACTGACTTCTACTGGAACCGCACCACTTACTAACTCGTGGTGCAGAAAAGGTTTGCCGACTTCTTCTATGGAATAGGTGATTAGTAACTTTTAGCTTGCAGTCCCACCGAGTTTACTGACTTTTGGTATAGGGTTGGAAGTCCTACTGACCTCTACTTCTGAAAAGCACATTCTGATTTACTGACTTTTATCAGGCTTGGGGCATTCTTTTACTGACTTCTGATTTCGATGCCCGAAAAGAAAGTACCAACTTTTGCTTTGTGGAGAGTCCGAAGCCTGAAAAGATTTACCGACTTCTGATATTGGAAGCGAGCCAAGGTTGGTTGTGTTCTTTTACCATTGTCAAAACGAACTACTAACTTTTGATTTGGAGAACTTCTCTCCACAGAGCTTTACTAACTTCTGGTTTGAAGTGAATTGTGGCTGGTCTACCTATTTACTAACTTTTGAAATAGATGCCGCCTCTTGGTCAGAAAAGCGATATAACTGCTGGCTACCGAGAAAGGTTTACTAACTTCTATTGCTGAGGCTTAGGAAGATGAAGACGCTTACTGACTTCTGGTTCAGGCTGCTCAAAATAGCGAAGAATGAATTTACAGACTTTTGGTGTGAATCGCTGACTTTCAAAAATAGGTAGAGAATCCTTGATGTCGAGGCATTTACTAACTTCTGATTTGAGGGCATGAACGCTGTTTTGTTGCAAAATACCTATAATGCCAGTATGATTTACTAACTTCTGGTGGGGAAAAGAGAGTGTGGAGGTTGGTGTTTGCGATGGGGGAAAGGTTACTGACTTTTGATGGTGAATTTTTATTCATTTAATTGTATATTGTGAATATTTACTAACTTTTATTATTCTGCCACGTTCCCTTATAGCGCAAAAAGTTTACTAACTTCTGAATCCAGCGCCTCAACAAAGGTACTAACTTCTGATTTGATTTACGGGCTCGTGGTGTGCAGAAAAGGTACTGACTTTTATTTTGGTCGAGGCCAAAGAAACACTGACTTCTGATTTGCCGGGGCAGAGTGCGTCGGTCTGCCAACGGCACAAAAAAAGATGGCTTCACCGCCCAAAACGCACGCTATGCTGTATATTGGCACACATAAAGAATGGCAAAGCCAAAAAGGATTGCGACGCTGCTTCCGGTCACTTCGCTTATAATTCTTTCCGCTGATGTTCAAATATGGAATGATTTAGGCAAAATGGATGAATGCATTTATGCAAATGACTTAGTGACCTATTATCTTTTTTGGATAATGTGTGAAAGCCATATTTCTATTGCAAAATATTTATACATTATTTACGTATAGATATTCGCGGTATTGGGCAATAGGAAACCGCCCAGCTACCACGAAACAATCCAACGGCTAAGCCTGCGGTGTCATTAAGGTGTTTGAGCGGTTCTTATGCGAGGTAGATATACGCTGTTGCTGAGGCTTGGCCGCTATCGTAAGAGAATATATGTAAACCCCTTGAGGAAATCCCGCCATGCATAAGAGGTGTTGGATGCAAGGCGGCACCTGTGTGGGCATGGGTCAAGCTGGGGGTATCGTGCCAATGCTGACGGTCTGACCGTCTGGGCGTGGCAAGTGCTGACCGTTCCTGGCTCCTCGGAGCGCAACACCCTGGGGTGGGGAATGGTATGTAAACAGGGCTTTGCCCTGATTGTTTTGGAAGTGGGGCGGCTTGCGCCGCCCCTGCCTGTGTTAGAGGTCATAGTATTCTTGGAGAAATTCGCATATTTCCTCCACACTGTCAAGCTGTCCAGTTTGGGCGATGTCCTCCACGTCCTGCAAAATTTTTCGTGCTACCGCCTTATATATATCTTCTCTTTTGGACATTTCATGTTTGACGATATTGGAGATATTCGCCAAACAATCCGCCGATATTTGATACTGCGGTTCGTTTTTTGCAGGCGTGAAAACACGCACGCCTTGCATAAAATCCATAGTTCACCTCTTTTCCTGTCTGCGGCTGGGTTGTCCCTGCACTCCCTACCGCAAGGGGGGAACCCTGCCCGTTGTGGGCGTTGGGCTGTCCTTGCGGCGGAAGCGGCTGGGTCGTCCAGCGCAAAAAAGGACGGGCCATAACGGCCCGTCCTTGTGCGGTCTGTCTATGTTCAGTTTGCCGGGATAAAGCCGATTGCAATTGCCTTTTTCTGTACCTGTTCCACGGTCTTTGCAATAGCCCGTTGAGTTACGCCTAAATATGTAGATATTGCCTTGTATCCTCTACCGGACATACGCAATTCTAATACTTCCCTTTGACGCGGGGTTAAATCAAGTTTTTCAATAATTTCATCATAGTCCGCCACGGTCTGCCGGTCGGCGGTGTAGTGACTGCCTCCGCCGGTGAATCCGGCTGGGGAACCTGGCAAGCGGTCGCCGTAGTGGCCGTTGTGGGCATAGCCTCCAAGATCGGCGTACTTTTGGAGCCTGTAATAAATCGTGTCTAGCCCGTCGGCGGTCAAATCCTCAATGTATGTATAACCATTGCGTGGGTCTGCCTGCACGGCGCGCGACTCTTGCACGGCACGACGGACAGCCCTGTAAACCTCTTGAATGGGGGTTGTTTCATCGTCCCGATATGCGACACTGTCCGTCTTTTTGATATAGACACGGCGAGACAAGCGGCGAATGATATAGGGACGGTCAAGCCAGCCGGTTCCGTCTGCGTGGTCTGCGGCTTGTTCCAGCAGGGCGCAAGCCGCCTCTTGCACAAGGTCAATTCCGTCGGATAGTGTTTCCCTGATAAGAGCGTCAAGGGCAGTTTCGGCGGCCTTGTCCACCACTTCCGTTATGGAATCGCCGTCCTTGTTCAGTGTTGCCCTTGTGGCGGCGTTGGCCGCGGCGGCAGTGTTGTCCAGCGTTCGACGGTCAAACGCTATACCCCGTTTCAGTGCTATCATAGCGGGATTCTGTCCGTTGTCGCTTACGCTGTCACGGTTTGCGGCGGCTTTGCGCTGGGGGTCAATGCACTTATTCACGACGGAAAAGGCGATTGCTGTTGACAAGTCCAGAAGTTGACGGCCGTAATTCCCGCCGCTTGCGTGGGCCGTTTCAAAGTCCCGTTTGACTTGCTTAAAGTCCTTGACTTTTCCGGCGTTTTCTGGTACATTGTCCATAGCTCCGAACATATTCACTTTTGTGTTTTTCATAACGAATCTCACTTTCTCGCCGTCTTTCCGGCGTGTCGAATTTTGTTTGGGGCCGTATATCATGGGTGAGTTTTACGGCGGTGGGTTTGATACTATCGCCCCCACCTTTGGTTTACTCGCTGTCGTTGTTTTGCGCTTCGTATGCTTCCTCAATCGTCGCATACTCTACGCCGTTCAGCAAGTAGCCGTATTCGGTATACTCGCCCACGATTTCACCCCTTTCTTGCCGTCCTGTGTGCCGTTATCACATGGGACGGCGGTTTATTTTTCCGGCTGGACTATCGCCCGCCGTGGTTACATATTAACATATCGCATATTAGCTTGTAAATATGAAATATTGCACAAAATGTTGTTGTAATATTTATGTATATTGTTCATATCTGTCGTGTTATACAGTTCATCGAGCCGTCTGGGGCAGTCTGCCGGGTCAAGTTCAACTTGACAAAAAACAGCTATGGCAAGTTAGGTGCTGAAACGTGAAATTTGACACCCTAAATAGAACAAAAGTTCCATAGTCGACACAATTTTTTTCTGCCAACAGAATTTCAGAGCATTGCACAAGCATAGCACCATGTTTTTTGTGAATTTTGCCCATGTTAATATGCCGCATGTTATGATATAATGCGCTATATGAAAGGCGGGATTTTGATGGCACTAAGTGAAGCCAAAAAAGCCGCAGATAAACGGTACAATGCAAAACTGTGTCAAATAATGATAAGGCCGTATAAATCGGAGGGCGATAAGATTCGAGCTGCTGCCACTGCAAGCGGAAAATCAGTTCAAGCCTACATCTTGCAGGCTATACGGGAAAAGATGCAGCGAGATATTAACAGCACCCAAGTAGAGGAAATCTCGTCTCCTGATAGTTCAGCAGACCGCTGTGGGCAAGTATTCCAAACTCATGATAATGAGTCACAATTCAGTACGGTATTACGCTGGGACTACGGGTTGTCTCCAGAGCAACGCGAAGATTTGTTGGAGAAAGACCGCAAAAGATTATCAGAATTAAACGCTATTCGCTCAGAGCGCGAGTTCACCGAAAAGGAATATCTGGAACTCATGTATCTGCTGATGGCCCATAGAGACGATTGAGCATACTAATAAGATAACCAGGAATGGAGTTTTGTTCATTCGATAAAAAGGTGGTGGGCAGATGGCTCCAATCAGCGAGGCACGAAAACGGGCAAATAAAAAGTGGAATGATGCACACATGAAGGAACGCTACGAAATGGTACAACTTGTTTTGCCAAAAGGCCGTAAGGAAGCGTTACAAACCATAGCTGAGCGTCATGAGCAAAGTGTGACTGCTTTTATGATGAGTCTGCTTGATGCAGCATTAGCGTGTGAGGCATCTCACACAATACTGATAATGGTTCCAATACCGCAGAATATACCCATACTGAACCTGATGTAAGTGACAAAACTTAATGGAGATTATCTAAACAAATATAAACTGCAATCGAAACCAAGACAGTATTATTATATTTTGAGGAGCGTTTATATGATAAGAGAAAAGGAAATCGCATTAGCGTTTTTTGATATATTAGGAACCTCAAAAAGGCTCAATGCTAACGAATTGCAAAAAGTTTATGAATACTACGAGCAAATGGTTAAGTTGTGCTCGGATACTATAGTTTCTATCCTCATTGAGAATAATCTCTATGGAAAAAGTGAGCTCACAAAATATGTGGGCGAACAAAAGCCGTTTGTTCATTTACAAACCGAGTTAAAGAACGCTTTTTTCAGTGATACGTTTATCATGTGGATTGAACTTGATGGCCTATTTAATAAGATACTGGTAGGCTTTTTCGAGAAATGTTCAATTGTTTTTTGTGAAGCATTAAAACGCAAAATACCTTTGCGAGGAACAATATCCATCGGAACTGCCATCATGGACGAAGAGAAGAAGATTTTTTTAGGAAAACCACTTGTTGAAGCGGCCAAAGGCGAAACTTGCCAAAATTGGTTAGGAATTGGATTAGGGAAATCGTTTCGGGCATTCCACACTATGGATACTCGATACATTCTTCCATATAGTAAGCATATCAAGACGGACAAAGAGGAAAGTCATTTGGTGCTAAATAACTTTGCTTTGGATTGGCCAAGATGGTGGAGAGAGCATGATGTTGGAGATGACTATGGTGATATAAATTCTATTATTACGGATATGAATACGGATAGCAGATTCTCAAAATATTATGAAAACTGTTGTGGTTTCTATGAATACTCAAAAAATGGGGATAGCATATGGGAAAAGAAAACGGGGATATGCGGAGTGACTAAACAGGCACTATCAGACCTTATCGAACATTTTATTGTTAAGACTAAAGACTAAAGTAAAAAAGAAATCGTAGAGTACAATACCAAAGAGGAGGTCAGTGAATGCCTAATCATCAATCAGAGCCACCAAATTACATCCATTTCCATACTGGCTATTACAAGAAGTCAGGCAAAACATATGATGAGATGTCCAAAAGCCTGGGTCAAGAAACAAATAACGAGTATTTTGATGGGAAGGGAGTCATTTCTGATCTCCCGAATCCATATGAAGACGCAAGCATCTTCCTTCAAGGTTCTTGCGAACTGTTTGCGCTTGCGCTGCATCAAGAATTTGGTTTCAAGGTATATACAATCCCAACAGGAATGTCATTCCACTGTTTCTGTAAATCCAATTATAATGGAACAGAGGTTTACATCGACGTTCGAGGCGCAACGACAGATTTCAAAGAATTTATATCTGGTGTGTATCTTGCAAGGGAAAGCTACGATTGTCATGATTTTACACTCCGAGATATCGAGGATGATGCAAAGCTGAGTAATCCTTATGATACAGAAGGTCTCGCCTTCGCCAAACACCTCATCCATGAGCATCCAGAGTATTACAATGTTGGAAATCCATGACCAAGAAATAATCCCCTGAAGTTCAAACTGCTCCAGGGGATTTTCATGCCTATGCTTGGGCTCACCCCGGCTTTCGGCCTCATCTCTGAATCCAGGTAATCAAGCCCCCGAAAGGGGGCGTTACAACACTTTAAGACATTGGGAGTGTCCTGGACATTCCAGAAAAGTCTTGCGCTACAAGGGTTTCAGTCACCAAGGTTGTAAAAGAAGAAAGGGTCTTTTCATATCAAGTAGAAGGCTACTCACATCAAGTTAAATCACTCTCTTCTAAACGACAGTATAACCAGACGCGCCGCCGCAGAGTGTCCGTTTATTTCTTAACAATTTTCATAGTGCTGGAGATTCCATGAAGTGTACCCGCAATTTTGGCGTCCGAAACCAGTCTGGGACACATCGTGTGTCCTGGCTGTTCTAAACCCCTTGTAGCGCAAGGGATTAGAGGGTGTCTCTTATAAACAATAGATATAGAGATGGAGAGGTCACAAGCAAAACTAAGGAGCGTCATGGTATGCAATGAGCCATTGCGCCCTGGACAGCGACTTGAGCCCGACTGTCCAAGATTTTCTTCCAATTTGAGCTACGAGTCGAGCCCACGCCTGTAAATGTAAGACTATATCTCCCAACTCTCCATACGGCACTACAGGGGCCGTAGAGCACGTTTAGAACCGAGGACGGCAAACTCCTATATCCTCGAGATGGGCCTCTACGGGCTTCCTACGGCATCTTACAGCGGTCTATCAGCAACAGGGACACCCCTTGCGGTTAGAGATGAAAAGGCTACTGCCGCCAGCTCCCACCGAGGATGTATGACTCCGAGAGGAAAGTACACATACAGGCCCGCTGGGACTCGGAGTTTGACAAGGTTCGGGTCGCTGAAGTTGACGGTGAGCCGTGGATGGCAGGCAAGGATGTGGCAACTGCACTGGGGTACAACAATCCCCGCGATGCGCTTGCAGTTCATATTGATGAAGATGACAAAGCTACCGTCGCGATTCACGACGGCAGCCAAAACCGTTGTGTCACAGTCATCAACGAAAGTGGCTTCTACTCCCTAGTCCTCTCCAGCAAGCTCCCCGGTGCCAAGAAGTTCCGCCGCTGGGTCACATCGGAAGTGCTGCCCTCTATTCGCGAACATGGCGGCTATGTCGCTGGACAGGAGCAGATGTCCGATAATGAGTTATCAAAGCAAGCGTCTTGCCGACTGGCAGGGCGCTATTTTTGTGTTCAGATTTAGATAAGAGTAGGCCGTATGTTGTTGTTTTGGACTCTGTGTTCGACCTCGCCTGTTGGAAAAAATGACCCATGTAAAACCATTGCGTCACAAGCCTTTTTCAGTGGCATGATGGGATGTTCTTATGATACATAATTACACTTTTGAAAGTCAAAAATGCAAGGCCATGCCCCATTCGTCCGCTCACTGGCTGAGCCCAGTATCGAACCTGTTGAAAAAAATTACCCCCATAAAGCCTTTGTTACACAAGCCTTTTGGCATGATGTGATGGGATGTTTTAATGTATGAATAAATAATGCTTTCAAAAAAAAGAGAACGGAGGAATCACAATGAAAACAATCAGGATTTTCACCCGACGTATGGCACTCTTCATCCAGAGCAAGGGCGTTCAACCTATTGGCACGCTTCCAGATGAAAACAAGCCGCAATTTCTAAATTGGATTTTTGAAGACACGCCAGAAGTCAAAAACGCAATGGCAGAATACTTTGCAATTTTTTATGTGTGATGAGCAAGAAACGGAGGTAACGGAAATGAAAGAATCAATGATTATCTACGAGAGCGCCTACAAGGCCATCAGCTATTTGCCCGATGAGAGTCTTCAGCTTGAAGCCTACAAAGGTCTGATGGAGTATGGGTTCTACGGTATTATCCCAGAATCCGAGAATCCATTCGTCAACATGGTTTTTGTGCAAGCCATCCCGAGCATGAGGAGTGCTGCGGAACGGTACGATGCTTCTGTAGAGAACGGCAAGAAAGGTGGTCGTCCAACAGAAGTGTCCACCGATGACATCATCAAGATGAAACAGGGCGGCATGACAAACAAGCAGATTGCGGACAAACTGGGCCTCTCAGAGAAGACCATTGAGAACAGAATCACGATTTACAACAAGTCACACCCCTATAACCCCCATAAGTCCCCTATAACCCCCGCTTTACCAAATGGGGGTCTATACCCCCATAACCCCCATAACCTTACTGTATCTTATACTGTATCTGAATCTTCATCTGTATCTGATACTAAAACTGATACTGTATCTTCCACTGAAGCTGATACTTGTCCAGAAGATGATATAGAAGACAATGAGCAGTACCCACAGACCAAAGAGGACTGGCTCTTATGGATTGAGCAGAAAGAATTTGAGTGTGTAGAAGAATGGCGTGCTCGTCTTCGTCGTGCGCTTAATCGTATCAGTGGAACTCAAATTGGGGCATGGATGGGAGCGATGTCCAAAGACCAACTGGACTTGTTTCAAGAACTCGACCCTGAAAGTATAGAGCAGCGCCGTAAACAACAGGAGGAGCAGCAAATGCTGGAGCAGGAGCGTGAGCAGCGGACATCCGTGTTGCCACCTTTATTTTGTTGGGATTCTGGACTAACCCCTGAGCAACGGACGGAAAGGTTGGAGGCAGACCGCAAGAGATTTAGAGAACTGGATGCAATAGGGAAAAAACGAGCTTTAACGTCCAAAGAACAGTCAGAGTACATACATTTGCTGTCTATTCACAAGGATGATAAGGGTGACAAATAAGTAGCCATTCCATTCCTTTTAGGCTTGGCTCTTATGATTGGAGGATTTAGCGGAAAGCCAAAGATGTCCAATAGACGAAGGGAGTGAAGGTCTTGGACGATGAAATCCTGGAGCAATACGACGATGCAGATTGGGACATGAGTATAGACCGTGAAATGGAAGAGGCAATATCACAAAATGGTGGGCACTGGACGATTGAAGATGTATGTTTCTATCTCTACGGCATTTTTGCCAACTACGATGAGCCGCAAAAGGCCATGTCCTACTGTGATGTCACCAGCCCCAGGTATCGAGGCGGTGACTGGTGGAAGCGATGGAAGCATGAGCATTGGGTAGGTAGCGTAGGGATGAGAGAACGTGCGTTAAAAGACCCGTATGTCCGCTCATACCTGAAGCGATTCGGATTACTGCCAAAGGAAGAACTGTCAGATGGCACCGCAACAAGTTGATGACCCAACTCGTGCTGTTGAAAAAAATTACATACCAAAAACCCTTGTAGTACAAGCCTTTTGACCCTATGTGATGTGACGTTTGTATGTATGGATAAATAACACTTTTGGAAAGGAAGAAAACAATGATTGATTACGAAGCGAAGCCTTGCGCTGAATGCGGCGCAGAATTCATCCCACATTCTCCCATGTCGAAGTATTGTCCTGTGTGTGTGCCGAAGGTTTATAGGCGGAAACACGCAGAGCGTGTGAGACGATGGCGAGAACGTATGAAGGAGAATGAGCGGCAGTGGCAAACCGAGACTACACGCTAAAACCATGTTCGCTGTGTGGAAAGAGTTTTAGCCCACATTCGGGCGGCGCCAAATATTGTGCCCAGTGCCACCCCAAGATGCTCAAGCTGTGGGCGGAACGGAGTGCAAACAATGCAAGATTGAAGTACCGTCTGGAGCACGAAACCTTTGTAGAACCGCATGATTTTCTAAAATCGTGTATCAAGGCTACAGAAGCCTTTGATTTAACGAGCCCCTGATAGTGCCTTGACTTGGGCATTATCAGGGGCATATGCAACATCTCTATTGTAGAAAGGATGAATCGAAAATGAAAACAATTTACTATCCGAAGCCAGTTGAAGAGAAGACGTATTATAGTGCCGAGCCAGACCCCAACCTGCGGCTCAATGTCAGCGTTTATGATAGATTGATGATTGAGCTTGCCCATCAGCAATATCTGCCAGAAGATGAGCTGAAAGTTCTTTTGAATGAGAATGGGTTGAACTACTGCGATGTGTACGATAAAAACGTCCATTATCGCCAGTTGCTTTGTACCGTATTGGCCGTTTTTGAGGCCATGCTGGGGGACATAGATTTGTTCCGTTCGGTGGAAGCGGAGTTTGGCACGACTTCTCAGGCGTATCAATATTTGGAACGTCGAATCCAGAGGCTGCAGCAACGCATTGACTCTATTCCTGATGAACCAGTTCTTGGAGGCCGTGATTCTGACTTCTCGTTCATCTTCAAGGATTAAAGGTGATTAGAGATGGAGAATACTAAAACCAGCAACACTGTTTACTATAGGGAAAGCCATCCAAACCAATACAGAACTGACCACAATTTGTACAGTGTTGTGCGGTCTCAATTTCACACCTATCTCGCCCGTGAAGGAACGACGGTTAAAGATTATTGGACTGGTGAAGAGTATAGATGTTTCTTCAGGCGAAACAAGGACACAAACCAGACCAATGATAACATCAGCATATACTATGAAGTTGGAAACGGACTACATCCAGGTACAATAATTACCCACTATGACAAGCGATATCTTATTTTGAATGAGGAGAGCGTCGAGAACCGTATCTATCACCGGAGTGATGGAATCAATTCGGACATAACGCTGACAACATATGACAAAGAATCTATGCAAGAAATCAGTATCCCGGTATTCGCATACGATGCAACGGGCGTAATTCCTGATAAATCTGACATGATGAGCGTTATTGCGGGCAATGTTGAGCTTATGACTGGAGATAACGAAATATCAAGGCTATTGAAGGTCAATCAGGAGTTCTACGAAATGGGGAATTGGTACACGATTGTAAGCGTTAATTTCAAAACTGGTATTTGCCGCATCGAAGCATCTGTAATCCAAGGCCCAAGCAATCCAATGAAATATAGTTTGAAGATTGATGCTGAGAATACCTATATGTTTGAAGATGTCACGGAGTTGACCGCAGTTGCTGCACTTGACGACAATCCAATCGTAAATCCAACGCTATTGTGGTCGAGTTCCGACCCTACGGTGGTCTCTATTACTGAGGATGGGGTCGCCACCTGTACTGGTACAGGAACGTGTGCAATTATGTGTTATTGGAAAGAGCATGATATCACGGATACGGTGCAGATTGAGGTGCTCGCTGCGCCAGAGCCTGTATATGTTTGCGAAATCAACGGTTCAGACACAATTTACCTTGGAGGAACCAAAACATATACGGCAAAGTTCTATCAGACCGATGGTGCTACCGAGGACACAACGATTGTTCCGGTTTGGTCTTTGGATTTGCCGAGCGAGTTAAAAGGGAAGGTCACAATTACAGACCAGTCGGGTAGCACCATTTCGGTAAAGGTTCCAAGCAGCAGTTCTCTGCTGGGACTTACGTTCAAATTGAATTTGACGGATTTCAGCGGGAATTATCAAACAGCAAAAACAGTAAAGGTTGTCAGTTTCCTCTGACAATCAAAAGGGGCTATCGGCTCATTGCCGATAGTCCCTGTACCATAATTGGAGGAGTACGAGGAGTAATGGTTGAAGAGCAGATTTGCATTTATAAGCTGCCAATGGAAAAAATCATGGAGCACAAAAATCACATTGACGGCTACACTGATGAACAAGCAATTATGAATGGTGAGTTGGTGCCCATTTCAAGCAGCCAACTTACAGGAAAGATTCACGACTACTACAGTGAAAACGGGTTGGATGGGCTCACTGTCAAGGACGCAATCATAAACATCGTGGTTCCAACCGCTAACGGCAAAAACGCCAAGAAAGCTGAGGAGGCGTACAGCGAGCTTGCACACCACGGTTTTGACCTCAACGGACGGCACTATATACGGCTTTGCGCTGGGAGTGGTCAGCTCCGGCAGAACACGATTACGTTCGTATGGAATGTTATGCACCAGTACACAACAGAAGCACTGTACTGCGGCATTTCTCCAGAGGAGCTTGGAGACAGCTTCAGCGTTTCCAAGTTTAACGCCTATATGGGCCTGTCGGAGTCTGGGATGCATTTTCTAAAATCTGCACCCCGTGTCTGTGTGGTCAGCGACTATGAGGAAATCAAACCTCATCTTCCAATCGACTACATTACAACAGAGTGTACCAGTGGGCGAAGAAACAAGCGGGTTGAGAAAACCATCACACAGCACTATTACGATGAACCGGAGATGAACTTCGACCCACTCAACAGCTTTGACGGCCAGGGATTGGCTGACCCTGAGTGGATGCGGCAGATTGCTGTGGAACTCGGGTATCTGAGGGAGAACGGTGGATATGTACCCAGCGAGTATATCTTGCGGGCGCCGTGGTGCAAGGGCCTTGTGGTGGCATTTGACTTCAAATCGTACTGCCGGGAGCATGGCGTCGCCACCATCAATGATGTGTATGGTCAGAGCTATGCTGTGGAGGACATTGATGTACTGCTCTCCACTTCCCAATTCAAGATGTGGAAGGTTTACGGCAAGCACGGCGGATGGCAATACCATCAAGAATCCATGCGGAAGTACAGCCTGCGGTGGGGTGTTGTCATTGCGAATAAGGAACACGATGACGACTATCGAACACTGAACTACCAATATATACAAGTGCTGGATTTGGATGACTGGGACATTGACCGGCTGTGCAGCCACACGGAGGATTTGCTGACCAAGCTGTGCAGTGGCCACACAGAGACCGTATACCGCACTCTGGTGGGCTTCTCAGGCGGTGTAGATGACAGCATAGGTGATGACTGCGGCGATGCTACAGAGGCCGCTAAGCCCGCTGCAAGCCTTCTACAGAGGGCTATCGCACACAACTGCGACCTGCTCCATGATTCTTACATCCAGGTGCTTATACATCGTGAAGTGGAGTCCAAGTTCAATGGGGCTAAGATAGGAAAGCTGCTCTGCCGGGGCGGATACAGCTTTATTGTAAGCGACCCTGTGGCACAAATCCAGCATATCATCAGGAACCACGCGGTGGATGGCAGCCATGATATCGCCGTAACCGGCTTGATTCCGCCCCACGAGATTTACTCTGCTTACTGGAACCGGGTTCGGCCCGCTCCTGACAAGGTGGTGCTGATGCGTTCTCCGCTGATTGACTCCTCCGAGGTAACAGTCTGCGGTCTTGCCAGAACACCGGAAATGGACAGGTGGTATTCCCATATCAAGAGCGGACTGATACTCTCCATCCACGACGTGAACACGCTGGCTCTGCAAAACTGCGACTTCGATGGAGACCGCTGCTTCAGCTCCAATGACCCGATTCTCATCAAGGGAGCGCAGAGAGACCCAGTGCCCATCCTGTACCCGAGCGCAGGGAAACAACTCAAGGGGGCAATCACGTTTGAAAGCATGATTGAGGCGGATATCCGAGGGCTGAACTCCGCCGTTGGCAGTTTGTCTAATCAGGCAACCTGTTTGTACGCTTTAAGAGATAAATTCCCAAAGGATTCTCCCGAGTATACCGAACTTTCACGCCGGATAAAGATTGTGAGTGAGCTGGTCGGCGTCGAAATCGACAAAATCAAGACTGGCATCCCGCCACAGAAGCCGTCTGCGTGGAATAAGGAGCAGATGCCCTATGAGCAGTTCATTGGCGATGACGGGAAGATGGTAAAAGCTCCCGCCTGTTCACTGGAGGAGCAGGAACGGATTCGGAAGCATAATGAGCTGATTCCAGACAATAAGCCCCTGTTTATGCGGCACATCTACGATTCAATGGACACAGATTTGGCACGATACGACAAATCCTTTGACGATGTGGGCAAATACAACGGTGGCCCCAGACTGGTCGAATTGCTCAGCACTCCATATGAGAACCTTGATGATGATTCCAAATATATGTTGGACAAGTATCACAGGTATCTCCCAGCTATCGACAGCCCATGTATTATGAACAAGATTTGCAAGCGCTTTGAGCGTCTGCAAAAAGAGTTGAAGCGGTGCAAGGATTCCAGAAATATGCTTTTGGACTTTGCGACACCGCAGGAGTTTGATGCGGATGTGTTGGAGCGCATGGCGGAGCTTATCGACCTGCTGCAGCGGCAAAAACGGTTCATTACCAGGGTCAACAACACGACTAATACCAGTGGCAATAAGAAAATTGCCAAGGACACAAAGGAACGGTTTGACATACTGTATGCCTACATTCGAGGACAAGTCATGGAGCTTGTTGGCGGCGACATCCAATCGGCCTATAACTACTTGGTCGAGCTTGTCCGACACAGGCATTACACTGAGTCCACTGTATGGGCAGTATTGGATGAAATGATTCTGTTGGTTATCCCAAGTAAATCTTATCGTGAGGAGGAGGCTGCATGAGCAAGACAATTTGTTTTGACAGAACGGCAGAGGCAAAAAGGATTCTCAAAAATGGAATCAGCGCAACAAGTGCCCATGCCAGAAGCGAACTTCGGACGGCTACATGGTATCTTATTGGTAAGACAACATACACAGCAAAACAGATTGAGGAGCGTTTGCGTTCCGTATCATCCGACTATTTCAAGGGAATGCCCGATGAGTATGTCAACGCAAGCATTCAGGAGATTATGCTGTCTGTGCAATGCGGCGGAACTCCTGATGGCGCGAATGACAGTCCGTCATCCATCACCATCTACAAGGAGGAATTGGAGAAAATTGCCGCGCTCGGCCATGACGATACGGAGAGGCTGGCCTTCGTGTATCTATGCGTAGCCAAAATGCTGCCATACAAGCAAATCTACGAGTGCAATGCAGAGCTGTATCGGCTGGCATGGAAATACGGATACGATTCCACAGCTAAGAAAGTTCTCGGCAGACTGGAAAAGCGGAGGGTTGGCGGCTGTGGCCCCACGAACCGCGTCAATCGTTTGTGCCAAGCTGGGATTGTCCAATATTCTGTGCGCATCAGCACATCTAATAAAGCAAGGAAACCATCTTCTGCAGCTATGTTCACTGTGCCAATCGTGTGCAACGATGGAGAGGCTGCCTTCATAATTGACAAGCCGGACGAGGATTCCCTCGTCCTTTATTATGACCGTTTCAAGGGTTACAGTGGCCTTATTACCTGTGAGCGGTGCGGCAAGCCTGCGCTCAGAGCGGGCAGACGGCAGAAGTATTGCGGCGCTTGTGCTGAGGCTATAAACAACCATTCTGAAAAAGCTGATTTATGCTCAAAAATCACAGCTTAAAAAACCCCATAACTACCGCACTTTTCTCATATGCCTCGGAGGGTGCTGTCACAACGTATATTATGGAAGGAAGGTAACTCCTTCCTGCAAACATTTTGATACGAAGGGAGGCTGCACAGTTGGAGCCATCTGTATCCATCCAAAGCCAAGTGAAGACGTATCTTACGGACACCGGCAGAAAAAAGAAGTGGCTCGCATCCAAGTTGGGCGTCTCCCCTACGACGCTCTCCCAGTGGCTTGCGGGAAAGTCTGCTTTCTCTGACCAGAGACTGCGTGAGATTCTGGACATCATCCAGAGCAATGCGTAAGGTTACAAACATTCGTATATAGGTGGGCGTCCGCTTACGTCCTGCTATCATACGAGCGGGCAGGAGCAACAGCTCCGCCCGCTCTTTCTAATTTCCTGGTATCTTCAGGTGTTCATCAGCGCCTGTTGATATAGTTGTGCACCCTATCTTTTTTATCTCATCTCTTCCGATGGGGTGTGCGGCAAAATCTGTATATTTCATATCAGCCATGGTACTTAACTTCTCTCAACTCCTTGGAGAGAACTGTGCCCGACGTGCTCCCGGTCGTTAAACGGGAGGACTCCTAAAAACTACACGACACAAGGGCGTCGCTTGCGGAACTTACGAGGGCTGTTAGCGGCGAACTGGAAAGGAATCGTCATGGATAACAACAATACGAACAACACTGCTACTGGCACCACCTCTGAGGGGACTGAGAAGGAAACTCAGACCGGGACTGCCACCGGCACCGAAAACAACGCTGCCGAGGGGACTGTAACTATGTCCAAGGCGGACTACGACAAGGCTATTCAGGCCGCAGAAGACCGCGTACGCACCAAGTATTCCAAGGATATCAAGGTGCTGGAGAAGAAGATCGCAGAGCTGACTCCTGTCCAAAAGACGGAGGCGGAGCTCGCCATCGAGCAGCGCATTGCGGAGCTGGAGCGCAAAGAGCAGGAGGCCGATGCGAAGGCCAAGACGCTCAACCTGAAGACTGCCCTCCAGGCGCACAGCCTTGACGCAGATATTGCGGACTATCTCAAGACCGATGTTGACGCTGACGCTTTCAGCACCGCTATCGAGAAGGTGGTCGCCGCACGTCTGGCTGCGAGTGGGTACAAGCCTACTGGACACCAGACCAATCAGCCTATCACGCAGGCTGAGTTCGACAAGATGAGCTATGACCAGAAGGTCGAGCTCTACAACCGTGACCGCGAACTGTGGAAGCGGCTCAAACACTAACACGAAAGGTATGTGAAAAATATGGCACTGATTGTTCCCGAAGTATTTAGCGATGCCGTAAACGCAAAGCTCGACGCTTCCCTGCGTATTGGTCGTGTGGCATTTGATGCCACTGCCAATGTCCCGGAGGCTATGCAGTATGGCGATACTATCCATTTCCCCAAGCTGAACCGTGTCGTCACCGCCAGCGAGGTGACTAAGGGTACACCCCTGACTCCCGCCGCTGTGGATATGACCGACATGAGCGCACCCATTAAGCAGGTCGCCGCATCCGCCCGTGTCTATGACAAGGAGGCAACCCAGATTAAGGGCCCCGTTATGGACGAGATGGTAAAGCAGGTCGCCGATGCCATGGCAACAAAGGTGGATGGCGATTTGGTGGTTACCATGGACACCGATGCGGTGTATAAGCACGCCTCTGCCAGCGCTACTGCCATCACCGCCAGTGAGCTGGATGAGGCTATGAACAGCTTCGGCGACGATGTGGACACCTCCAAGTTTGCTGGTATCGTCATTAACAGCCGCCTGCGCTCTCAGAAGACCTTCAACCAGGCCGAGCAGGCCAACGGCATCGTAGCCGATGGCGTTATCGGCTATTATGCAGGAATCCCCGTCATTCTGTGTGACAACGGTACATACGACGCCACCGCCAAGGAGTGCAAGACTTATATCGTTAAGCGCAACTCCCTGGGTTATGTTTTCCAGCGTAATATCACTATCGAGGAGGAGCGCGAGGCTAAGTATCTGGCTACCGATATCATCGCTTCCAGCCTCTACGCGACTAAACTGCTGGACACCAGCGGCGTGGTCATTATTCGCAAGACCATTGCCTGATTTGCCAGACAGCTCCTTTTAACCAACCCAGATGCACTGGGGCGGGCGGGGCGAAATATCCCCGCCCGTATATTTTTGCTTAATTTTTATACATGGGGTGATTTGATGCTCAGTACCAACGAATTGAAAAACTACGCCTCTCTGCGAGGCTTATCCCTGCGGGATATCGAGGCATACTGCGACCTGACCGCAGGGCATATCTCTCAGATTCTCAACGGTGAGCGCCCGCTTACCGAGGACAACCACCGGAAGATTGCGAACGCTATCAATGCTGCCTATGCAGCAAAACTGAACGGAACGTTTAAGCGTTCTCTGCTGGACGAAAACAAGAATGCTATCAAGGACAACGATGGTGGAGATGGCGCAAAGTCTGCTCCTAAAGGGCGGAAGAACTCTAATTCCAAGTAATGAGGTGAAACAAGATGGCAAAGAAATTAGAGCAATCTTTGATGCAAAAACTCCATGAAATGCTGACAACACAGGTCAAGGTGTACTACGTCGTCTGGAAGTATGCGCCGCATATTCTCCCCAAGAAGGTTGATACCTTCGAGGAGCTGACCGCAGAATACAAAGGCTTTACAAAGGGCATGGACGAGGCACAGTGCGAGCGATGGCTCGCAGAGGAATCTGTACAGGCGGCAGTGAAATATCTGCTGAAGCGGATGCACGCACAAAAGCTCGTTGAGCTTTATGAGATTTATTTTGACAAAGCCAAAGAGGATGTTCAGGCGTTTCAGGCGTTCTCAAAGTTCAGCGAGAAATTCTTCGAGGAGAGCGGCGAAGACGAGTTGCTTTCTATCTTGAAAGAGACAGACATTGATACTGGAGGAAACAAAGAATGACAAATTCAGAAAAATTAGAACGTATTATGAACGACCCGCTTCTTTTCATTCCGACGTTCATGAAGATTGTTGATAAACGTGGAAAGCTGGTTAGCTTTGTCCCGAATGCTCAACAGATGCAGATGCTCAATGAGATGGAGAAATATAACGTGGTATTGAAATCCAGGCAGTTGGGCATCAGCGTATTGAGCTGTGCTTACTCTATCTGGCTGGCGATTCGATTTGAGAATACGTCATGCCTCCTGATGGCACACAGCCTGGATGGTGCCGATGGAATCTTTACGAAACTCAAGCAGCTTTATAACAGTATTCCTGCAGCTATTCGCCCGAAACTCATCAACAACAACAGAAAGGAACTGAAGCTGGCGAATGGGAGCAAAATCACAGTCGTGTCCTGTGGAACGAAAGAATCTGTCCGTGGTAGCACACTGAGGTTTGTCCATGTGTCCGAGGCTGCTTTTTGCAATGAAAATATTGACCGTCAAATTCTGGCTATCGAGCAGTGCTTGACATCAGATGGACAGATTGTTGTTGAAAGTACAGCGAACGGGTTCAACTTCTTTTCTGATATGTATTCAAAGGCTACACGCGAGGAAAATATGTACAAGCCTTTCTTCTTTGGATGGGTCGATGACAAGCTCATGTTCGCAGACGAATATAAACAGTTCGCCAAAGATTACATTGGTCGGCACGGAAGGTTGCCTGATGTTAGTGAGCTGGATAACAGCGAGATGTCTTTGTATCGCCGGGGAGCAACCATTGAGCAGATTGTATGGCGGCGGCTCAAAATTAGCAATAGTTCGGAAACACAATTTGCACAGGAGTTTCCGTCTACGCCCTATGAGGCTTTCATCACCACTGGAGACAATGTTTTCGACAACAAGAAAGTACAGGAGCGCATTGAATATATCAGGAATTGCACTATTCCCATGCCAAGTACATTGCCAGCAATTTTGAAGCCTTGGTATAACCGGGGTTTTTCACTTTGGGAGGAGCCAACGGACGAAGAGGTTCGATATTTTATTGGTGTCGATAGCGCTGAGGGCCTTGGCGGCAGCTCTGACTATTCTGTAATCGAGGTTGTTGACCGTGACGGATTTCAGGTCGCAGAATTTCGGAGCAATAAAATCAAACCATACGAGTTTGTTGAAATTGTGAAGGAACTTGGCTTCTGGTTTAATACGGCGTATCTGGTCGTGGAGAAGGCTTCTGCGGGTCAGACGGTATGCGACCGTCTATATAACGATGTACGATATCCTTTGATGTACAAGTATAAGAGTTGGGACGCAAGAGGTTCCTGCAAACGGAAACCTGGTTTTGAGACCACGAAGCAGAGTAAACAGCGAATTATCGACGACTTCGTGGAGCTGCATTCCAAGGATATGCTGTGCATCAATTCCGAAGTGCTGTTGGAGGAGATGAAAATGTTCATCTATAAGGATGGCTCCACCAGGGCGAGCAACGGCTATCACGATGATACCGTTATGGCCATGGCGATGGCACTCTTCGGTGCAAAGGAAAGTCCTGATTATATCGAC